ATGAGCGAATCGGAAATTTCTAGAATTAAAGAGCGATCAAAAGCCAGAAAAACGATTAATACCATTTTCGACAATTCGGCTCGCGCTTATTTATTGCATTACTCCTGCCAATCTTTCTACGACAACCCAAGTGGGGGTTCGACGCGCATTACGTCCATCGCTGCAAGAAATTTGCATTCGGGACAGACACGTTCTTGGTCCATTCACAAAGCGGCCGAGCTTGCGGAGCAATTGCAGGGGATTCCAGATAACTTAGACGCGCTAGAAAAAGCAATGCTGGAAGGGTATTTCGCTTTTCTAAGAAGCTACCCGGATGCAACTTTTATACATTGGAACATGCGCGATGAAAACTTCGGGTTCGCAGCGCTAGAACATCGTCTGAAAGTTTTGAAAGGCGATCCTTTTATTCTCGGCGACGATAGGAAGTTCGATTTGGCTCGTAGCTTGGTGACTTTATATGGTCGCAAATATGCCCCACACAAGTCAGCCACGGGTCGCAAAGGTCGGCTAATGAGTATCGCAGAGATCAACAGAATTGCCGATACCGATGCTCTGGAAGGCGAGGCGGAAGCAGCCGCATTCGTAAGCGGAGAATATCTAAAGTTACATCAGTCCACACTCCGAAAAATGGACATGCTTGCGAATATTTTTGACCGCGTTCACGCCAACTCTCTAAAAACGAACGCCACTTTCACGGATAAATACGGCGTACATCCCGTAGCGCTGATCGAAGTAATAAAAAATCACCCCTACACTACAGCGGTAATTTCACTTGCCGCGATAGGCGCTGCGTTGGCAAATTATGCAAATTTTTTTGTGTGGGCTAAGAATCTTTTTTGAGTCAAAAATATTCGTCAGAAACCGCAAGAAAAACGCCCGCATGTTGCGGGCGTTTTTTCGTCCGGAGCGCCTGATTACAAGTCCGGGCTAGATTTCATTAAAAACAAATACTTAGATCGTTTTTTGCTCCGCAATCTGTAAAAAGACGCCACCCGCAAAGCCATATTGGGCCTCGCCAGAGAATTATTTGCGGAGCAGAAATTGGGCAAAACTAAATTGCGAGCAGGCATGAAAAAAGCAGGTGCTCCGAGAAACTAAATCGATTTGACGCTTGAATTTGCTCTACCCGATACGGCCGAGCGCGACATTTGATTAATAAGTTCTTGTGCATACGATAAAAGCACATGCAAGACCGGGCCGGCCCGACCAAATTCCTCTTTTACTAACCGCCCACACAAGCGAAACCCTTTTCCTGCACGTTGGACTGCCGCACGACTAGGGGTCGATTCTGTACCCAAGTACAACGAGATACCGATAATGCCTTCGTTACCGACAGTGGCAAATTCGGCGGCCGAACCGTCCCTCATTACATATTGGAGAGAGACGATTGCCGAAGTCGGAAAATATACGTGGCTCAAGACCGTGTTTGATTCCTGCAACACCTGGCCCAAGGGCATTTCTACGACTTCTAGTTGCGGCAGCCAACGTAACAGCGTCGCTTCGGGTAGTTTTGCTAAGAGTTTGTTATTTTGAAGATCAATTAATGAAGTCATGGCGTCGCTACCTGTAAAGAATCTTGAAACACTTTAGAGCGCCTATGAATCCGTGTATGTGCGGTATCAAACATACCGCGGGGAATGACGCTGCATGTTCCTCATAAGGTTGTGCGAGGACACCCTCGCTACGCTTCTGCAGGTCTTGCAATCGGATCATGCAGGAAGTATCGAAGTGTTGAAGTTGGCAATTTCTTCGCCGCCTTGCAGCAACGGATTATGAGTCAAAAGAGCATGTGTGCGGTGCACCGCAAAGTCAGGCGGGGCAAGGATCACTGATCGCGCATACAGTGCGTGAATTCGCCGATTTGCGCCGGTTTGGGCAAAATATTCCCCAGCAAGAAATTCAGATACCGTTCCGAGTCAATTGGACGCCATACTCAAAGCTCATACTTTTCAACTTATCTCGGCAATGCCATGAGCGCGCCGAAGAGGGCATGCGGGGGGAGAAATTTTTCGCTTGAAGTCACCTTCATTTTTTTTCGTAGTGCTTATCTAATTCCGTGAAAATAGCCTCCGAGTAATATCGCTTCTTAGGTGTTCGGGGGTTGCCGACATCGAGTTCACGCTCGCGACTGTATTTTTGATCTTCTTGGAGAGACTTTTTCAGAGAATAAAATTTGGCGTTGGCTACGAAATCCCTGTATCGCTTTGCGCAGCGGTCTCGCAACTGACCAAAGTCTATTGGGTATTTCGCGGTGATTTGCTCCTCGGTGAACTGAATGGGCATTGCAGCCGGATCATTGGAAAGCTGCACATTAAGCGAATCGCTCGCTTTTGACCGAATGAATTTCACCTCAACATTGACCGATACGGCGTAATTGCGTGCGCTGTCTTTGTTTGTCTCCAAGCTTTCAATATATTGAACAATCCGCTTTTCTTCTTTTGTCAAAACAACTGCGGCCACTGCTGGCGGATTGAAGAAAGCTAAAGGCATCAAATGGAAGTTGTAGTCGGCGAAGTCCATTCCGAACCAATCTTGACTGGCAATAACGAAATTTTTCACCGTGGCCGTCCCGAGTTCTTGTAAGCGCTGCGCCAATAGGGGACTTTCGTTATAAAAATGAATGGCATTGTCGCGAATCGCAATCATCCCCTGAAGGTTGTTCAATACTTCCACATCGAGGAACTTGCTCGCGACAAGCCCCTGCACCAAATGCTCGAGGCTGTGAGTCATAGGGTTGCCAGTTCGATTTTGTTTATACCGGCTCCGAGCCGAAGGATTGGTCGCCGATGCTGGTTCTTTGCCGCTCTCTTTCACATATAAGCTCGTGAGTTTATTTTGGTGCTCTCGCAGCCATTTGGCCTTAATCAGCAACTCCCAGGCGTTTATAGCCAGCACGGCGAATGTCTCCTCGCGGTACGCGAAGACCGGTTTATTGTAAATTTCGATGGCTGCAACCATTGCAGACACCGATTTTTCAAAAATCCTGAGTGAACGCGCTTTCATTTCGACCCCTATCGTTTGTTCTTTACGCCGGGTGGCGTAAGCCGTTGCAGCAGAAATTGTGAGTTGTTAGCGGCCTCTGTAATGCAATTCGCTAACCGGCTTGCGCTTCTTTTTTTCGCCCAGTTTTTCCGTGGCCGTGCCCCACAATGCGACTCGTTCTTTTTCGCAATATTTTTCTTGGTGGCTACGCGCATACATCCCTGTCGGATCGTCAGCGGTCGCGATCCTGGTAAGTACCATGCGCTCAGGAAGCAAGTGGCTTGGATCGTAGTTCGGGGTAATTTCCAGGCCGACGGGAGTTTGCCGCATAGTAAAGGTGAAGAGATTTTTTCTCTCGCCGCCGAAAAAATCGAATGCCACGCCTTCAACTTTCCCAAAGCTCAGCTTACCTTCGACCATAACGAAATCGTAAATGGGTAAAGCCTCACACAATTGTTTAGTTGAAATCTCTCCGCCGATGACGCCGTGTTCCGCGCCGAGCCGAATATGAGATTCGGTCGTAGTTAGCGGGTTTTCACCGATGAAGCCTTCAACGTCATCCGACCATGCGCCATTCCATGCCGTGTCATCGTAGTGCCAAGCCAGGAATTTATTTGTGAGTAGCTTCGCTTTACCAGGAAACTCTTCGACGTTGTTCATGACTGCCGTACTGTTGGTGAGCATCCAGCCGATAACCACGGCCAGAGACGTCCAGTACTGCCAATGTCGTTTGAAGAAGCCGGGTTCTTTCGCGAGCTCGCGCTTTGCCTTCAACCGATCCAAACCGGGAATCCTTTTTCTTCGCATTGTTGGGGCCGTTATCGAGTTTTCTTGTGAGTTTGCGCGCAAGTATAGTCCAGCAGTAAAAACGCCTCTCAGGTGCGTCAAAATGCGTCAAATTCGATACCGCCCGGCCTGGCTCCTATGCCCCGCCGGGCTTACTTTTGCCGGTGACGCATTTTTGAGTCAAAACAGCCCTATGTAACCAGCAGGCGCGGGGTGGGGGCAACTGCGCGCCAGCGGCCAAAAACGCTGATATACTGTTTATTCATACAGTATTTGTTGTCAAGATGAAAGTTTCTGTCATCCGAACTCGTGTACGCGGCGTGCTGTTGCCTAAAGGGCATTGGTCGCGCGAGTCTACGTACGACGGTGACCTCGCTATCGCCGTAACCCGCGACAACCGCCTCAATCGCCTGAGCAAGACCGCGCGCCTGCTGCGTGAAGGCGACAAGCTGCCGGCGCTGGAGCTGATGGACGTCAATTTAGAATGGGTGAATGAAGAGCGGCTCGTATTGACCGGATTCGAGCCATATACCGAGAACGGCCAAGTGATCGACTATGCGCAATCTTGGCTGTGCCTGGTCGGTGCTGGGCGACGGTTGAAGACAGAGCAAGAGCAATACGAAGAGCAACGCTTTCGGACCAGCGACGCGCACGGTGTAGCCCTCTCGAACAGAAAATAAAAGGACCGCCGAGCGCGCATCACAGCAGGCGTGCACAATATTTATTGTGCATACAATAAATAGATTGACCGGTGAATTTATTGTGCATACAATAAATGCATGGACATCACTTACGACACCAACAAAAACAATCGCAACATCGAAGAGCGCGGACTGTCATTTAATCGCGTTGCAGATTTCGATTTTGAGACCGCTTTGTACTCCGTTGATGATCGCCACGAATACGGCGAAACTCGTATCGTTGCCATCGGTTACTTAGAAAACCGCCTGCATGTGCTGTGCTTCGTTGAAACTGAAAACGGCGTCCGCGTGATCAGCTTCCGCAAAGCAAACTCAAGAGAGGTAAAACATTATGAATCGCAATAAGCCAATGACTGACAAGGACGGCGAAGTCCGTTCGCTGGGCAAAGGCGACATCGCCGGCATGAAGAAGATGACGGCACTGCCGGCGTCGCTGCAAGCCAAGTTGAAGCCGCGCGGCCGCCCTGTCGCTGAAACCACGAAGGAACGCATCACGATTCGGCTGTCGCCTGATGTCGTCGACCAATTCCGCGCAACTGGTGCAGGTTGGCAAACGCGCATTGATGCGGCGCTGTCGGATTGGCTCAAAGAACATTCGCCGCAAGACGTGGCTGCATAGGAAAAGAAACATGCTTGTTGAAACATTGAAAGTCACATTGGCAGACCTATTACCGGAGAAAGGCATTGCTGTCTCGTTGGTCGGCGAAGCCTCTCCCTACAGGATTAGCGAGCGCCTGCACGCTGCATTAAAAGAAGTAGCAGAACACCGAGGCGCGCCGATATCTGCTGTGCTCCACGCATTGCGCGAGGAAATACAGGCCTCGCAATAAAAAAGGCCGCATGCTCATGCGGCCTTTTTTTCTATCGTCCGTTTCTTACTCTGGCCGCTTCGTCCTTCTCGTAGTCGTCGCGACAATCCACGTTGCAAAACAACGTCTCAGGCAGCACGATCTCGTCACAGAAGTGGCAATGACAATCAGGCTCCAAGACCGGCCGCCGCAATACGGCGGCAAGACTCTTGGCAGCAGTCGCAAAAATTCTCGAATCCGCGATATCAGCGCAATCGGACATACTCAATTCTCCATGTCTAAGGTGTAGGGATAAAAACTGATGACCGGCTCGCCGGCCCATTCGTTGATGCTCTCGAACTGCGTTTGCAGCGGCGAAATTTCGTTGCGCGCAAAGACCTTTGCGGCGGGCTCGATGGCTCCGAAGCCGCCGGCATTGCTCGGCAGGATTCCAAGCAGTTGCGGCGGTACGCGGTGCGCGGCGAGCACGTCGTCGCGCGTGGCTGCCTTGATATTGAAAAATTCGTCTTTGGCTGCAATCTCGGACACCGGCAGAATCTGCAATCCGTCTTTCTTACCGTTCGGCGCGTACATGAACAGGTTGCGGAAATTGCCCGGACCTTTGCTGTCGCGCAACGCCTTGCGCAAGCTGTCGACGTCTTCCTGACTGCTGGCCGCGTCCGTCATGTACAGAATGAAGCCGGCGTGCGAGCCGTTCTTGTAGTAGCGTCGACGAAACAATGTTGCAGATTCATTGAGCCAGGCCGATTGCAGCGCGCTCAAATACTGCGGGACGCCGTATAGCTCCTGATTGACGTCGGGTTCCATCAAATGCCAAATCGAATCGAGCTCAAACTCGTGCGCGGTCTGCCGATTAGGAACAAAAAAATACTTTCCGTCCTCGACGCCCCGCCGTGTGTATTTCGCCAACGACGGAATGATTTTCAGGAGTCGGCCCGTTGCGCTGCGGCGGTCTTCGCCGTAGCAGTTCCCGAACGTCAGATAGTCCAGCGCCAAGCGCTTGAAATCGTTGCGCGTCAACCATTGCGACGGCTTGAATGTCGACGTCAATACATTCACTTTGAACAGGATTGCGCTGCTGTGGTGAACACTCGCGGTGAAGGATTTCGCCAGGCCGCGCAAATCGACGGGCGGCTCGTACCACTTGCCGACCTGCCAGCATTCGAGGCAATCGAAAATTTCGCTGCGATCCAATACGGACACCGGATCGCCGAAGGTGAATGCCTCCGCCGATGGTGCTGGCTTTGCCATCATGGACGCCGTGCCTACGCCTGGCGGCGTCAAGCCGCGCTTCTTCTTTCTCATTGTGTGAAAATCTCCAAAAAGGATTTGTTGGCCTGCGAGCCGCCTTCAAAGGGTTCGTGGTCAATGGCATGCATGACCGCCCAAGCGAGGTCGGCGTGTCCGGTTTCTTCAGAGCGGCCAGCGTCGTACGTGACCATGCGGCCGCTCGGCGTGAGAATCTTGCGAATCGCCATGAAGGACTGAGCAATGTCGATCCATCCGGCATCGAATTGCAGTCGGGCTTTGCTAATAAGGTTTTGCGCCTTCAACACCATGCGCGTTTTGACTTCCGGCGAATAGCTGATCGCGGTCACGGCAGGGAAGAACTGTTTGACCAATGGGAAAACGCCAATCCCCATCCCGGTCGTGTCGATACCGATGTATTCGACGTTGTAGCGCTGTGTCATTTCTTTAATGGCCTTGGCCTGCTCTTCAAAGCCGAGGTTGCGCCATTGGAAACGCTCCAAGATACGGAAAGGGCCGCCCTCTACCGACGGCGGCGCGACGACGACACAGCCGGCGCTGTCGCCGGTTAGTGAAGGATCGTAGCCAATCCATACCGGTCGATTTCCGAACGGCCGGAGCGAGCCAATCGGCTTGTAGTCGTCCCACACAAGCCATGAGTCGACCATGCCGCGTTGAAGGTCTGCCAGAGGAAACACCGACGCAGAATCGTCGATGAAATTACACATGAGCAGGTTGTCGAACTGGTCGGGCGTGTACTCAAAGTCGCGCAACTCGTCGATGTCGAAGAGATCGCAGCCGCCGGCTGCCGCATCCATGATCGTGACGATTTGCCGCCAAATCTTGTCCTCGCCTGTGAAGCCTGACGAGAGCCGCTTGTGACTGACGTCGATAGCGATCTTGTCGCCCTTCGCCCGGCGGCGGTTGAATGCTTCACCCATCCAAAACGCGTACGCCTGATGCGTGGTCGACGACGGCGTCGAGAAGTAGGTCTTTCGCCACTTCTTATGCAGCGCCATACCGGACGCAACCTTGTTGAGCTCCGTAAAGTTATGCGTCCAAAAGAATTCATCGAAATAGAAATTGCCGTGGTAGCCCTGGGCCGTCCGCGCGTTCGTTCCGAGAAAATACAAGTGCGCGCCGTTCGGCAACACAATCGGATCGCCGGACAACTCGACGCCGCATGCGTCCTTTGCAAACTGGATGATGTATTGCTTGAAGACGTGCGCTTGTGATTTCGACGCCGAGAGAAAAATCTGATTGCGGCCGGTCTGTAATGCATCGACAAGCGCTTCGCGTGCGAAATACCACGTCGCGCCAATCTGCCGCGATTTCAGGATTGCGCGCGTGCGCTGCTCGCCGTTGCGATACCAAACTTTCTGATAATCGAACAGCGATTCATTGAATGCCTCGACCAACTTCGCTTGCTGATCCTCGCTGAAATCGTTGCGCGATGGCTTCTTCTTTGGACCCGCATTCCGATTTGCGATGTTTGGATTGAGGTCGCCCTCGTGTCCGCCTGGCTGCTCATACCGACGAACGCGCGCCGCCTGCACGAGCGAGCGCATCATCGCGTCGAGTTCCTTGTAGTCGCCGTTGCCCTTTACTTCTTTCGCGATCAATTCCACTATGCGCGATTCGAGCGCTGTCTCAACACGCTCAAGTCTTGACACCGCCTCCCAATCGTCGCGGTGCTTCCAACTATTGACGGTCGAACGCTTTACGCGAAGACGCCGAGCAATCGACGAGATACGCCAACCTTGGAAATAGAGGCTGCGCGCCACGCGTCGCGGCTCGGTCGATTCATCGACTTGTTTGCTGATCTCTTCTGAAATTTCTAACATGCCGCCAGCGTAGGCGGCGCGCGCGCGTAGCGGGTGAACGGCGGAGTCGGTAAGCGCCTTATCAACCCTCGCATCGTTGAACAGATTCGCGCATCGGCGGACGATGGCGTTATCCGATCAACCGAGAAACGAGCGCACAAACATGGCAACCCAAAGCAAATTCTTTCGCGTCGCAACCGAGGGTGCGACCACCGACGGCCGCAACATCGAACGCAAGCAGATTGAGGAAGCCGTTGCTTCATTCAATCCGCAAACTTATGGTGCTCGTGTGTGGCTGGAACACTTGCGCAGCCTCTTGCCCGACGGACCGTTCAAGGCTTACGGCGACGTCAAAGCAGTCAAGGCCGAAGAAGTGGACACCGACAACGGCAAGCGCCTGGCGCTGTTCGCACAGATTGAGCCAACGCCTGAGCTCGTCGCGATGAACAAGGCACGTCAAAAGATTTACACAAGCATCGAACTCAACCCGAAATTCGCCGATACCGGTCGCGCCTATTTGGTCGGCCTGGCAGTGACCGACAGCCCTGCGAGCCTGGGTACTGAAATGCTGCAATTCTCTGCGAAGAGCGGTGACGCGTCGCCGCTGGCGGCTCGCAAGCAAGCCCCCGGAAACCTGTTCACCGAAGCCGTCGAAGTGACGCTCGAATTTGAAGACACTGCGCCGTCGACGGCCGCCAAGCTGGCCGACAAGGTCAAGTCCATTTTCTGCGCCTTCACCAAGAAAACCGAATCTGACGACGAGCGCTTTGCCGATGTGACCGAAGCCGTAACCGCCGTCGCCGAGCAGTTCGGTACGTTCGCAGAACGCACCGAAAGCGTCGAGCAGCGCGTCGCCAAGCTCGAACAACAGTTCACCGCCGAACAGACGGACGCTGCAGCCTTCCGCAAGAAACTGGAATTCACGGACAAGAGCGGCAGCCATCGCCCGGCGGCAAGTGGCGGTGACGGCAAGGTGCAAACCGACTTCTAACGCGTCAACAACCCGCGACAGAACGACACATTTCAATTTCCCCTATCGGAGCAAAGTACATGAAGAAACAGACCCGCATCCTGTTCACCGAATACAACGGCCGCGTTGCGCAACTGAACGACGTCGACAGCGTTGCATCGACCTTTTCGGTCGAGCCGTCCGTACAGCAGACCCTGGAAACGAAAATGCAGGAATCGTCTGCATTCCTGTCCCAAATCAACATGATCGGCGTGGCCGAACAGGAAGGTGAAAAGGTAGGCTTGGGCGTCTCCGGCCCTATCGCCAGCCGAACCAATACCGCCAATAAGGACCGCCAAACGCGCGACGTCAGCGCAATGGACAGCAAGGGCTATCGCTGCGAAAAAACCAACTTTGACACGCACATTTCGTACGTCAAGCTCGACACCTGGGCGAAATTCGCAGATTTCCAAACGCGTCTTGCAAATGCGATCCTGAATCGCCAGGCGCTCGACCGCATCATGATCGGCTTCAACGGCGTCCAAGTGGCCGCCGACACCGATATCGCCGCTCACCCATTGCTGCAAGACGTCAACAAGGGTTGGTTGCAGCATCTGCGTGAAGACTCGCCGGAACGTGTGCTCGGCCTGGTCGCCGATGGTCATCCCGGCAAGGTCGTCATCGGAGACGCCGAAGGCGCAGATTACGCAAATCTCGACGCCGTCGTCATGGATGCCGTCAATTTGCTTGAGCCCTGGTATCAAGAAGACACCGGCTTGGTCGCTATCGTCGGCCGCAAGCTGCTCAACGACAAGTATTTCCCGCTGGTCAACACCAAGCAAGCGCCGACCGAGATGCAAGCGGCCGATGTCATCATCAGCCAAAAGCGCATTGGCGGCCTGCCGGCTGTGCGTGTGCCGTCCTTCCCTGAAAATGCGGTGCTGGTCACGCGCCTGGATAACCTGTCCATCTACTATCAGGAAGGCGCGCGCCGTCGTCGCCTGGAAGACGCCGTCAAGCGCGACCGTATCGAAAACTACGAATCGTCGAACGACGCGTATGTCATCGAAGACAACGGTCTCGCAGCGCTGGTGGAAAACATCCAGTTCAAAAACGCCGGAGCATAACGGATGGCGCAGCTCTCCCCAGCGCTGCGCCATCGCGAGCGCGTCCTCGCGGCGCGCTCGGCGGCGGCGACAGAACCCGGCGGCGTCACTGTCGGCACAGCCTATGAGCTCATGCTCCGACAGTTGATTGAGCATCGGCGCACGCTCAAGGGAATTCAGTCCATCGAACGCAAGATCGTCATGAAAGCGACGATGTTGCCGGCCTATCAAACGTGGATTGACGGCGTGCTTTCGGCCGGCAACGGCGGCCAGGATGATGTTTTTGCGACCGCCCTTGTGTGGCATATCGACGTCGGCGACTACGACCGGGCTTTGCAGATGGCGCGCTATGCCGTCGAGCACAAGTTCACGTTGCCCGACCAGTACAGCCGCAATCTCGCGACGATGCTCATTGACGAATTCTCCGAGGGCTATCTGAAGGGCAGGCTTGCCGATGACCCTCCGCATGCCGTCGATATTCTGGCCGAAGTCTGCGCACTGACTGACGACATCGACGCGCCCGACCAGGCGCGCGCCAAATTGCACAAGGCAATTGCCCTTGCGCTGCTGGCGATTGTCGATGCAGCCAGCGACAAGGACATTGCCCCGACAGTCGTCGAGCAAGCGCGCGCAGCCTTGCAGCACCTGCAACGTGCCCTTGAATTGTTCGACGGTTCCCACGTCAAGAAAAACATCGAAGTGTTGGAGCGTCGCCTGAAACGACTGACCGACACCAAGTAACGAGCACCCCACGGCGCACGGCGGCTCGGGTTGAAGACTGCTTCGGCAGTCGGACGCCCGACCACCGCCGTCTTTTTAAGAGCACGCAATGACTGTCATCGCAAACGCACTGCCGACAACCCCGCCGCCCTCGCCATCTCCGGCAGCACAGACCATCAGCAACGACGGTTTTTTTCCTGATGTCGAGATGGTTGCCATGCGCGATGCCATGCGACTTGACGGGACGGTCACTGACGCCCGCCTGCGCCCGGCAATTGTGGACGCAATTCTGTTCGTCAATCACAGCCTTGCGGCTTGGCGCGCAATCAATGCGCAGGGCGTCGCCAGTTTGGCCGACATTCCGGCAACCAAGATCGACGGAGAGAGCCGTCTCATCGCTCTCTATCGGCGCGCCGTCTATTCGACAGCCAAAGCCGATTTGATCGAACGCTATCGCGACTACGACACGACCGCCACGGCGTTGACCGACAAAAAAGGCATGGATTGGATGGACAACGCGCCGGCGGATCAGCGCCGAAATGCGCAGTGGGCAATCTCCGACCTGATCGGCCGCAACCGCATGACCGTGGAATTAATCTGATGCAAGTGCGAACCCAGCAAAACGACACTCTCGACGCAGTGCTGTGGCGATACCTGGGCGACGGCGATTACCTCGCCGCGACGCTGCAACTCAATCCCCATATTGCCGGCCTCGGTGCGGTCCTGCCACGCGGCATTTTTATTGAACTTCCCGACCCGGTCACGGAGCCGGAACCGACACAAAACACTATCAGCTTGTGGGACTAAGGCCGATGCAAACAAATCACACACTCAATCAGGAAAGGCTCACCATGCCAGCAGAATCGGCCGGCGGCATCGCCGCGTTGTTGAAGTTTTACGGGCTCAAGGCAGTCTTGGGAATGATGGGGGCCGCGTTGCTGTACTTGGTGCTGCCGCCGCGCAATGCCGACGGCTCGTTCAGTGAGTACGAGTTCGCCGCTCGCCTGGCCTGCGCTGGCGTCTTCTCCTGCATGTTCGGCGACGCCGCCTATGCGCTGATGCTGCAATGGGACTATCCGAAATTGATCGCCGTCGCCCTGGGGCCGAAAGCGGTCGACCTGCTCGTCGGCGCGCCGGCCTGGTGGATTACGCGCGCCGTCGCCCTGTGGTTTCAACGTCGCAGCGACAAGGACATTGCCGAACTCGCGCGCGACGCGAAAGACTCGCTATGACGGCCGAACGCAACCGCCGCGCCTTTCTCGATATGCTGGCGTTCTCTGAAGGCACTGGCAACTCCCCGACCACCCGCGACCGCGGATATGACCAGATCGTCGGTCGCACCCGCTTTGCCAGCTACACGGATCATCCGCGCGTACGTGTGTGGCTGCCAAAGCTCAAGGTATTTTCGACAGCCGCCGGCCGCTATCAACTGTTGGCGCGCTTCTTTGACGCCTATCGCGCTCAACTGAAACTGACGGGCTTCGGTCCCGACGTGCAAGACGCCATCGCCTTGCAGCAGATCAGAGAGCGCCGCGCGCTACCTGATATCGACGCCGGCCGCCTTGACGTCGCTGTCGCCAAGTGCCGCAATATATGGGCGTCACTGCCGGGCGCCGGTTATGGTCAATACGAGCACAGCTTCGCCTCCCTGGAAACGGAGTTCATCCGCGTAGGCGGCGAGACGGACGACTTACCGACAGTGAAGCCGCTCGACGTCCTGCAAGTGGCATTCCTCGATGCCGGCGGGGTATTGGCATGACGCTCGCGTCTGACGTGGCCGCAAAAATCCGATACTCCATTGCCCTCGGCCTGTTGGTCGCCGCCTTCGCGGCAGGTTGGGTGGTCCAAGGGTGGCGTAAGGATAGTGTCATCGCGGACCTGACTTCTGCGGCGGCGAAAGCCGGCGAGCAGGCCGCAACAAAACTCGCGGATGAAACCGGCCGGATACGGAAGGAGGAAGCCGCCGCACGCGATGCAATACAGGCGCGCGCTGACCAACTGGAAAAGGACAAACATGCTGCGCAAACCGACCGTGACACTTTCATTGCTGGCGTGCGCAGTGGCGCTATCCGCCTGTCAGTCCCAATCCGTCCGCCTGCTGCAAACGCCTCGTCCGCAAATGCCGCCGCTCCCGGCGGCAGTGGCGACCAAGCGCGAGCCGAACTTGACCCAGCGTTTGCAGAACGACTTGCAGCCATCGCCTACGACGGCGACGACGCAATCCGACAGCTCAATGCCTGCATCGACATCTACCACGCGGTAAGAGAGAAATTCAATGTACAAGCCGAAGAGTCTCAGCCAGCATCTGACGAACGCGGTTCCCGACCTGACTCGGAACCCTGAGAAACTGCACGTCTTCATTGATGAAGGCGCGACGCAGAGCACCGGCACGCTGTCGCTGTCGTTCCGCTATGACTATGTGCTGAATCTGATCGTCACGGATTTCACGGCCAGCTATGACGCCCTCTTCGTTCCCCTGCTTGCCTGGCTAAAAGTGCATCAGTCGGAAATTTTCGACAATCCAGATTTGCGGGCGAAGGCGATCAAGTTCGAGGTGGATATCAACAACCACGAATCGAGCGACATCTCGATCAAGCTGATGTTGACCGAGAGTGTTGTCGTTAAACGCATGGATGGCGGAATGCTCAACGTCGAGCACGCCGCAGAGCCTCAACAGACTCCGCCTTACGCCGACGACTTTTGGACGCTCTACGATGGCGACTCCCTGCTTGCGCAGTGGTATACACCTACCCCGCCGGCATGAACGCAGACCTGTCATCTATCGAAGCGTGGGCAGGCGCGCTACTTGCCAAGCTGTCGCCAGGGCAGCGGCGGGTTGTTGGTCGCAAGATTGCCATCGACCTGCGCCGCAGTCGTGCGCAGGGCATAGCAGAGCAGCATGCCCCAAGTGGAGAGGTATTCGTCGCGCGAAAGCAGCGAAAAGAATTTCGCAGTAAGTCGGGCCGCATCAAGCGGCAGAAAGCCGCGATGTTCAATAAGCTGCGCACGACAAAGTATCTGCAAATCGAAGTTGACGAGAATCAAATCGCCGTCGGCTTCTTCGGTCGCGTCGGCCGCCTCGCGCACGTCCATCAGGAAGGACTCGAAGACAAAGTCGCACCTACCGGCCCGAAATACAGGTATCCCGCCCGGCCTCTCCTGGGATTCTCTGAGCGTGACCGCATTATCGTTCGCGACGCCATCATCAAACATCTGAACATCGAATAGCAGCGAGCCAGTAAGCCGCATATCAACCCGCCGGAACGTGCATGTGCGCGCGTGATCCGGCAACATGGGTTGCATGAATTCCGACCTGTCCGAAGCGCTGCGCGCCATCAAAAACCTGATTCGTTTCGGTGTAATTACCGAAGTGAATGGCGACAGAGCGCGTGTGCAACTCGCGCCGAATTTGTTCACGACCTGGCTGCAATGGTTCAGCCTGCGCGCCGGCAATTCGCGGACATGGTTTCCGCCGTCCGAGGGTGAACAAGTCGCCGTCTTCTCGCCCGACGGCGATCTTACGCAGGGAAAAATTCTCGCCGGCCTCTTCACTGCCGACAGCCCCGCTCCTGAATCTAGCCTCTCGGTCAACGCCACGCACTACCCCGACGGCGCTGTCGTGCGCTATGACCACGAGACGCACGCGCTTTCGGCGATCCTGCCTGATGGCAGCGCCGCGACCGTAAAAGCAAATACCGTCACTTCGGATGCAGATACCACCATCTGCACCGGCGACGTCGACATCAAGGGAAATCTGACCGTCAAGGGTGTAAGCGCGCTCAACAACGGCGTGACGGTCAAAGGTGGCGACGGTGGCGCGGCGATGAAAATCAACGGCAGCGTCGAGGCGACCGGCGACGTGAAGGCGGGCGACATCAGCCTCAAAAATCACCCACACGAGAAAGTGCAGCCAGGAAACGGAACGTCAGGAGGGCCAATCGCATGAGCGGCATGAGCTCTCTGACCGGCCGCGCACTTTCCGGCCTCGCCCATATCTCTCAGTCCATCAGGGATATTTTGACGACGCCTATCGGTTCGCGCATTCGCCGCCGCCGGTATGGCTCCGACATTCCCGAACTGATCGACCAGCCGTTGAACGCCCCGACCGTGCTCCGTATCTATGCAGCGACGGCCTATGCCCTGGCAACCTGGGAGCCGCGTATCTCGCTGACGTCAGTCCAGTTAAGCCGCGACACCGAGGGCGGTATTTACGTGCTGTTGCAAGGCGTGGCAAATGGTCAAAGCGTTGACCTCTCGATTCCTGTTCGTCAGGCGGTGAGCTCGTGAGCGCGCCTATTGATCTTTCGTTGCTGCCTGTGCCGCAGGTCGTAGAAGTCTTGGATTTCGAGGAAATCCTTGCAACCCGGAAATCAAACGTCGTCAATCTGATGCCGGAGGCGGACAGAGACGCGACCGCGGCGATGCTTGAGCTCGAATCCGAACCGGCAGTCAAGCTGTTGGAGGAAAACAGCTATCAAGAAATCGTCCTGCGCAACCGTGTGAACGATGCATCGGTCGCCGTCATGCTGCCCTATGCCAAAGACGGCGACCTCGACAACATCGGTGCGAACTGCAACGTGCCGCGACTGATCGTCATTCCCGCCAATCCCGACGCAGTGCCGCCGGTCGACGAGGTCAAAGAAGACGACGAGCCCTATCGCCTGCGCATTCAGGAGTCGCCGGACAGCCTGTCCGTTGCCGGACCGCGTGCCGCCTACGAAGCACTTGCGCGCGCCGCTGACGGCCGCGTTAAAGACGTCAGCGCCACGAGCCCCGCGCCTTGCGAGATTGTGATTACCGTTCTGGCTGCGACGGCCGACGGCATTGCGTCGCCCGATCTTCTCGACGTGGTCGACGGTGCGGTCAGCGCCGAGGATGTCCGTCCCCTCGGCGACCTTGTGACGATCCAGGCGGCAGAAATCGCCGACTACGAGGTCGAGGCAACGCTGTTCGTCAGAAAAGGCCCGGAAGCCGAGTTAGCCCTCGCCGCCGCAAGAAAGAATGCCGCCGCGATATCCGCGCCGCGCCGGCCCCTGGGCTTCAGTATCTACCGCACCGCCTATATCGCAGCCCTGAAAGTCGAAGGCGTAATCGACGTCGAATTGACGAAGCCGGCCGCTAACGTCATTTGCAACCGAACTCAGGCGGCCCGATGCACTGCCATACGCGTGACCACGTCGGTTATTGAGGAAAGCGACGATGAGTAGTTTCGTCGCCACGTTGCCGCCGAATACGACGCCATTGGAGCGCGCGCTTGCGAAAGCATGCGCAGCCTTGGCCGACGTGCCGGTCCCGATTCGTGATCTTTGGAGCTCTGATCGCTGTCCGGTCGCCCTCTTGCCGATTCTGGCGTGGTCGTTCTCTGTGGACCGCTGGGACGATGCTTGGAGCGAGTCGACGAAGCGCGCAACGATCAAGGCGTCGCGCTACATCCATCAGCACAAGGGAACGATTGCGGCCGTGCGCCGTGTCGTCGAGACACTCGGCTACGTCATCAAAATCACAGAGTGGTGGCAGGAAGTGCCGCGCGGACCGCGCGGGACGTTCGCTCTTGAGGTGGGCGTGCTGGATTCCGGCATCACGGAAGAGATGTTCGCCGAGATGGAACGTCTGATTGCGGACGCAAAGCCGTTGAGCCGCCATCTTATCGGGCTGGCAATTCATCTTGAAACGCGGGGGCAAATCTATGTCAGCGCGCAAGCCTACGACGGCGACGAGGTCACGGTTTATCCCTGGCTCGCAGAAACCATTTCGGCTGCCGGCTCGATTGCTCCAGCCGGCGCAGTCCACATTATTGACACTTTGACGGTATACGCATGAGCACATACTTTGCAATTCTGACCAAGATCGGCGAGGCAAAACTTGCGAACGCCATCAACCTGGGAACGACGCTCCAACTCAAACAAATGGGCGTTGGCGACGGTAACGGCGTCGTCCCCACTCCTGACCGTGAGCAAAAAGCGCTCGTCCATGAAGTCCGGCGCGCCGACATCAATCAGCTTGCCGGCGATCCCACAAACACAAGTCAGATTACCGTCGAGCAAGTCTTGCCTGAGAACGTCGGCGGCTTTTGGATTCGCGAAATCGGCGTGTATGACGCTGCCGGCGACCTATGCGCTGTCGCCAACTGCCCGCCAAGCTACAAGCCAAATTTGTCTGAAGGCAGCGGCCGTACGCAAGTGGTGCGCGTCGTCCTGATCGTCGCCAGTAGCACCGCGGGGCTCGAACTCAAGATCGACCCAAGCGTCGTCTTGGCGACCCGTGGCTATGTCGAAATCTATGCTGCACCGAAGAATCACACGCATGCTGTCAGCGAAATTCTGCCGGGCGGCCTGGTGCAGCAGGTATTGCGTAAAAAGAGCAACGCGGCCGGCGATGTGGAATGGGCGGACCCGACCCAAGGCGTACAGATCAACGTCAACACACGGGAAGAGCCCCAGATTCTGGCAGCCGGGCAAACCGTCGTTGACCTCCTGAAAGTCACTACGAACGGCATGGCACTGTTCGTGGGCGGCGCGCGCGCCGAAGTCGGACAAGACTACGACATCAACTCTCAGACCCGCCTTACCCTCAAGCGCAGCTACCCGAAGAACACGCGCATTCTCATTGCGCAAAACGAGGTGGCCGGTAGCGTCGTCAATCCTTTGGACGCGTCGAAGAATCTCGCGGACGTGCAAAACGCCGCAGCCGCACGTAAGAACATCAAGGCATCGGCTTCGCTGACCGGCACGCCGCAGAAATGGCCTACGCTGGATTGCCCTGATTTCGCAGTCGTGCGAGATGGCTCCGCATTGCCGCGCTTGGTCTACCCCGAACTGTTTGCGGTCCTCTGCCCATTCCGCGTGGGAACAATTGCGCAGAACGCGGCCGGCGCTGTTGTCACTGGCTTGTCGCGTACGAAAGATATGTGGGTAGGCATGCCGGTCGAGCATGCGGCTCTGCCGGCCGGGGCTACCGTCAAGTCCATTGACAGCGCTGCTCAAGTCACCCTATCCGTCAATTCGACTTCAGCGGTCGCCTCGGCGTCTATTCAGCTGTTCTTTCATGGCTACGGCAACGGCGGTAACGCTGCGACGTTCGGCGTCATGGATGATCGAGGGTTGTTCGACCGCGCCCTTGATAGCGGCGAGCGCGGCTATGAAAAATCGACAATCACGGGTACGACGAACGCAACAACGGCAGTTACCGGCATCGCCAGCACACGCGGCGCGTACATCGGGCAGCCCGTTTCCGGCCCTGGCTTGCAGGCCGGCACAACTGTTGCCGGCATCACGGCGGCCGGCGTCACATTAAGCCTCGCGGCGACAACGGCAGTTGCCAACAATCAGCTGATTTTCTCCGGCGGCCAGGTTGGCACAGAAAGATTCGATACGTTCCAGGGCCATTGGCACGTGAGCTATATCGAATCCCAGCACGGCTACTCCCCCGGCGGAACGATCAACGATTACTTGGCTGGCTATCCGCAAAACGCGGCTATCGGCTCGATTCGAGATGCAATCGCCGATGCCACAAACGGCACTCCGCGTACAGGACCGGAAACCCGCCCGCGCTTCCGTAACTGGTTGCCAATCATCATCATCTAAGGGAAGTCATGAAAGTCTTCAATTACAGCAACGAGACCGGCGAATTCACCGGTGCAGACGAGGCGCGTGAGAGCCCCCGCGAACCAGGGCAGCCGCTCATACCAGCATATGCAACGCCGGACCAAGTGCCTGCGGTGCAAGTCGGCAACGTCGCCGTCTTCCTGAATGATGAAGGTCAGGTCGTCAGTGACTACCGCGCGGGTGCATGGCGTGAGATCGCAGACAACCGGGGGATGTATTTCCGCACGGCCGACGCGCAGCCGGAAACGCTGACTGACATCGGAGTGCTGCCGGCGGATCGCGGTTTGACTGCACTCGTGCCCCCGGCAAACGCCAAATGGACCGGTAAGAAATGGTCCGTCGACAAGGACAAGGTCAAGGCATTGCAAAACGCTCAGATCCTGGCGCAAATCGCAAAGATTGAAGCCGAAGAGCAACCAGCAGCGCAACGCAAGTTCGCGCTCGATAACGACAACTCGCTCATGCGCGCCGTGCAAGAAAAAATCGACGCGCTGACTGCGCAGTTACAGAGCTAAGAGGCAGATATGACGTTACTTGCAGATTTTGTTGCGAATGGGCCGTTGTTGGTCGATACCGTGCCGACAGAGAAGGCTCAGGAAATTATCTACGTGCGCGGCATGGGATTGCTGGAATGGACGACGGTTGCGGGCGTTGGCGCATTCACCGGCTACCGCTCCCCAGACGTGGGCCGCCTGGTGTTCGGCACAACCACCACGCCGCGCGTGTGCGAGCTCGACATCATTGGCGGACTCGCCCCGAAAGCAGCCTATGCGTCTTTGTGGGCCTGGGCGCAACAGCAAGGGCATGTCGTCACGGTCGCCGCATGGACGACAAAGGTTTTTAAGTTTGCAGATGTCGACGACAACTATTTTAGGTTGCCCGACTTGCGAGACATGTCTCCTCGCTTTACTGGGACAAACGCAGATACCTCCGCCGCTCGTTTGATCGGCAGCTACCAGGCAGACGCGTTCAAGGCACACACACACGGCTTGCCCTACGGCGAGACAAACGGTTCTGTAAATGCCTCCTTGGGCCTAACTAACACTCCACTTGCCACTGGCAATACAAATCCGACTGGAGCAACAGAAACGCGCCCTGCAAACACCGCCTTCGCACCACGCATACGTATTTGAGGAAATCATGCAGACCATCACTGTTTACCAGACCGACGACAACGACATCTTTCTATATCCCGTCGAGGCGAACCCGCTGCCGTTCGCGCCGGAACAGCACAACGTGCCGTTTCGCGCTGTAACTGCGCCGCCTCCTGCCGTTCCTGTCGGCCAGCGCGCGCGCTGGCAATCCGAATTCCCCGCTGCGTCGGCCGGATTCAACATCGGCCAATGGCTGATTGAAGACGTGCCGCCAGAGCCTGAGCAGCCGGAAGACGGCGCAACGATCAACCCGCAATAACTCAAATAGGAGTCCTGAACATGCCTACCGATTACCACCACGGCGTACGCGTCCTCGAAGTCAACGAAGGCACGCGCCCTATCCGTACTATCTCAACTGCTGTCATCGGCCTGGTTGCGACTGCCGAAGACGCGGACCCGGCCGCCTTCCCGCTCAATACGCCAGTTCTCATCACGAACGTGATTGCCGCGCAAGCAAAATCCGGCAAAAAGGGAACGTTGCGCCGCGTGCTCGAAGTGTTCGCCGGACAAACTAAACCGCTGACGGTGGTTGTGCGCGTGGCAGAGGGTGCAACCGAGGCAGAGACAACCTCGAACGTCATCGGCGGCGTATCTGAAGACGGCAAGTATCTGGGCGCAAAAGCCTTGCTTGCAGCACAGAGCAAACTCGGCGTGAAACCGCGCATCCTGGGCGCACCTGGCCTCGACACGCAGGCGGTGACCAATGCCCTTGCCAGCATCGCTCAGTCGCTGCGTGCCTTCGTCTATGCGTCTTGCTACAACTGCGCGACTGCTGTTGACGCGACCACGTATCGCGGCCAGTTCGGGCAGCGCGAAATTATGGCCATCTGGCCGGATTTCATTTCCTGGGACACGGCTACGAATGCTGACGCCATCATGTCGGCCGTGGCGTACGCAATGGCGCTGCGCGCAAAGACCGACGAGGAAATCGGTTGGCACAAGACTATCTCGAACTTGGTCGTCAACGGTCCGACAGGCATCTCAAAAGACGTTTTTTGGGACTTGCAAGACCCGACGTCCGATGCCGGCGTCCTCAACGCGAAGGAAGTCACTACGCTCATCAACTTCAGCGGCTATCGCTTTTGGGGCTCTCGTACCTGCGAAGTGCCAGGTGGCTTTTTCCCGTTCGAGAACTACACGCGCACGGCGCAAGTGGTGGCAGACACGATTGCCGAGGCGCATATGGACTACATCGACAAGCCGCTGCATCCATCGCTCGTGACCGACATGCTCGAAAGCATCAATGCCAAATTCCGCGAATGGAAGGCGGCCGGTTACATCATCGGCGCGGAAGCCTGGTATGACGAGCAGTTCAACGACAAGGACACGTTGAAGGCCGGCAAGCTGACTATCAGCTACCGCTATACGCCTGTGCCGCCGCTGGAAAATCTGATGTTCCGCCAGGAAATCACCGATAGCTATCTGGCTGATTTCGCGAGCCGCATCACTGCCTAAGTCGCCACACAACAGGGCCGGCGACCATCGCCGGCCGCAACTAAACACCGCATGCAACAGGAGGATATGCAATGGGCTTTCCAAGCAAACTGAAATTGTTCAACGTCTTTTCGGACGGTATTACTTACATCGGCCTGGTCCCTGAACTGACCTTGCCGAAGCTGTCGCGCAAGATGGAGGAATACCGCGCCGGTAGCATGACCGGTCCGGTATCGGTCGACATGGGCAATGAAGCCATGCAGCTCGAATACACTGCCGGCGGCCTGCTGCTCGACGCCCTGAAAAAATACGCGGCTGGCAAGCACAACGCCGTGCAACTGCGCTTTGCGGGCGGGTTCAAGAACGACGACACCGGAGCCGTCGACGCCGTCGAGGTGGTCGTGCGCGGACGTTACAAAGAAATCGACATGGGCAACGCGAAAGCCGGCGACGACACGTCGCACAAATACACGATGCCCATCAGCTACTACAAGCTGACCATCAATAACGAGGTCATCTACGAATTCGACTTCGTTGCCGGCGTTGAGATGGTCGGCGGTGTCAGCCAAAACTCGGATTTGCTGAAGGCAATCGGCCTGTAATTCGCAATCCAAATCCCGTAGCAATCACACACTTTCATAGATAAGGAATCCGTCATGACCAAAGAAGCCGCGCAACAAGCCCCGCAAATCGAAACCGTGACCGTCACACTCGACGAACCAATCATGCACGGCAACACCAAGATCGCCGCCCTGACCATTCGCCGCCCGAAAGCCGGCGCGCTGCGTGGCGTGAGCATGGTTGACCTGTTGAACGTGAACGTGTCGGCGCTGCAACTGGTGCTGCCGCGCATCACAGAGCCGACGCTGACGCGCGACGACGTCATCAACATGGACCCGGCCGACCTGATGGAAATCGGCATGGAGGTCGCAGCTTTTTTGGCGCGAAAAGAAACTCGGACCTCGATGAATCGCTAGACGATGACGGCCCGGCTCTCATGCTTCCGTTGGAAGTTGAAGAGCCGATGGCCGACATCGCCGCCGTCTTTCATTGGGGGCCGGCGGCGTTGGACGAACTGGAATTGTCAGACCTCATGAAATGGCGCGAACGCGCCAGGGCGCGCAGCGGAGCGGAATAGATGGCATCAAATGACTTGAAAATGCGCGTTGTCTTCGACATGGTCGAACGCCTCACTGCGCCCATGAAACGCATTGTCAGCGGCTCCAATGAAGCTGCCAAGGCCGTCAAGGCGACAACCGACCGCCTGCGCGAACTGAACAAACAGCAAAGCGACCTGAACGGCTTGCGCGAACTGCATCAAGGCATGCGCAAAACGAGCTCAGAGCTCGCGACCGCGCAGCAGCGTGTATCCGAACTGGCTGCCAAGATGAAGGCCGCAGAGAGCCCTACACGCGCGATGACGCGCGAATTTAATGCCGCCGTGCGAAGCGTGAGGAATTTGCAGGATGCCAGCGAGCGCCAGGGCGCGCAGTATCGACAGCTACGCGAGCGGTTGAGCGACGCCGGCATCGGTGCGCGCCAACTTGCCAATGCACAGACGTGGCTCAAGAACAGCATCGCCGCCACAAACTCGGAACTTGTCTCGCAACAAAAAAATCTCGCTGCCAATGCAAAGCATCAGCACAACATCGCAGCCGCGCAACAGCGTGCGGACAAGCTGCGCGGCGTCGCCGGTAACGCGGCGGCTGCCGGCGTCGGGGCTACGGTTGCGGGCGCGGCAATTGGTGCGCCAATCGTCAAAGGGTTGACCGAGGCAAAGCACTATCAAACAGAGTCCGGGCGCGTACAGGCACTCGGCATGGATGCGAAAACGAACGCCGAGGCGATGGCGTTCGCAAAGGGCATGAAGACGTACGGCACGAGCCAGCTCGACAACCTGCAACTGCTGCGAGACGGCATTACAGCGTTTGGCGATACGCACCATGCGGAGATGGTCGCCCCTACCCTCGCAAAAATGAAGTTCGGCAATCACGCATTTTTCGGCGAAGAGAAAGGCGCTGATAACGAGCGCAAGTTCATGGATATGCTCAAGGTCATCGAAATGCGCGGCGGTCTCAACAGCAAAGAATCGTTCGAGAATCAAGCGAACATGGTTCAGCGCGTCATCACGGCGACCGGCGGCCGCGTTGGTCCGAGTGAATGGTTGAACATGATCAAGACCGGCGGCATTGCCGCCAAGGGCATCAAGGACGATTCGTTCTACTACCAGATGGAGCCGCTCGTGCAGGAAATGTCCGGCAATCGTGTCGGTACGGCCATGATGAGCGCATACCAGAATCTTTATCAGGGCCGCACGACGAAGCGCTCTATCTCTCTGATGTCTGACCTTGGGCTGATCGGCGACGAAAGCAAAGTAAAGCACGACAAGGCCGGTCAAATCTCATTCTTGAACCCCGGAGCGATCAAAGGCGCAGACCTGTTCCGCGACAGCCAATTCCAGTGGATGGAAAAGGTGCTGTTGCCGCAACTGGCAAAGAAGGGCATCACGGATGACAAGGGAATCCTCGACGCCATCGGCGGCATTTTCTCGAATCGAACGGCCTCGAACCTGTTTTCGACGATGTACTTGCAGCGCAGTCAGATTCATAAGAATGAAAAGCTCAACCGCGGGGCGGCGGATATCGACAAGCTGGATAAGCTCGGCCGGGATACCGCTGGCGGCAAAGAGCTCGATTCGGAAGCGAAACTCGCCGACCTCAAATTGCAGATGGGGCAAAAAATTCTGCCGCTGTATTCCAGCGCCTTGGAAATGGCTGCCGGCGCGATGCAGTCGCTCACCGGATTCATGGAACGCAACCCGGCGCTTACCAAGGCCATGATTGTCGGCTTCGGCGCACTGGCGGCCCTGCTGGTCGTCGTCGGGCCGTTGATGCTTGGCCTGGCCTCGATCATCGGCCCGTACGCGATGTTGCACGTCATGTTTGCCCGCCTCGGCATCCAGGGTGGAGTATTGATGCCAATCTTGCGCGGCGTCGGCATGGCGTTCATGTGGCTGGGGCGCGTGTTTCTGATGAATCCTATCGGCCTGGCCGTGACGGCAATTGCTGGTGCTGCTTACCTGCTGTATCGGAATTGGGAACCGGTTGTCGGCTTTTTTACTGGCATTTGGACTCAAATCAGAACCGCCTTCACGGGCGGCTTGGGTGGCGTCGCCGCGCTCATCGTCAATTGGTCGCCGCTGGGATTCTTCTACCAGGCGTTTGCCGGCGTGATGAGTTGGTTCGGCGTGGACCTGCCCGCGAAGTTCAGTGACTTCGGAGTAATGATTTTGCGCGGCTTAGTCAGCGGTATCACGAGCGCGATGGGATCGGTCAAGGATGCCGTCGTCGGCGCGGGAACGTCTGTCATCGCCTGGTTTAAGGAAAAGCTCGACATCCATAGCCCAAGCCGTGTCTTTGCCGAGCTCGGCGACTACACGATGCAAGGCCTGGCCGTCGGCATGGGGCGAACCGAAAATGAGCCGCTTGCTGCCGTTTCCAGCATGGCGCGCAAGTTGACGAATTTGGGTGCGGGTATCGCCATCGGCGCGGCCAGCATGCCCGCAATGTCCTTCGATGCACGTCCTGCGCTGTCGCCGGCCGCTGCCGGCGGCATGGTTGTCCAGGGCGACACAATTTCAATCGTTGTCCAGGCCGCGCCCGGCATGGACGAACAAGCCATAGCGCGCGCCATCTCCGCCGAGCTCGACCGCCGGGAACGCGAAAAGGCATCGCGCATGCGCGCGATGCTGCACGACAGTTATTGAGGAACCTGCGAAATGATGATGATTTTGGGGATGTTTGTTTTCAGCATGCCGACGCTCGCCTATCAAGAGTTCCAGCGGCAAATGGAATGGAAGTTCGCGAGTAATTCACGCGTGGGGCGGCGCGACTCAGAGCAGTTCCTCGGACCTGGCGACGACACGATAACGCTGTCCGGCTGGATCGCGCCGGAGTTGTCCGGCAGCCTGTACTCTTTCGACGCGCTGCGTCTTATGGCGGACACCGGGAAAAGCTGGATTCTGATTCAGGGAACCGGCCGCATTTACGGCTCGTACACCATCCGGTCGCTTTCGGAAACTAGAACCGTACTTGACGGCTTCGGTGACACCAAGCGCGTCGAGTTCTCTATCACGCTCAAACGTTCCGATGAAAGCGTTCTTGCTTTGCTGGGCCTGGGCGACATCTCGGACCTGAAGAACATGTTGTCCATCGACAGCTTGACAAATAGCATTACCGAAGGCGCTAAGAGCGCCATCGGTAGCGCCGTCGGCGGCATCACTGACAAGGTCGGCGGCGTAGTCGACGCGATCAAGTCCAAGTTTGGTGGCGGTGCTGCATGACCGCCCTGACGCCAGCGTTCAAAATCACGGTCGAGGATAAGGAGCTCCCTACCATCGTCACGAACCGGCTCATCAGCGTGCGCTTGTTCGAGACACGCGGCGATGAGGCGGACCAACTCGACATTACTCTCGACGACAGCGACGGCAAGCTCAAGATGCCGCCGAAGGGCGCAAAGATCGGCTTTGCGCTCGGATGGAAGGGAAAGCCGCTCGTCGACAAAGGCTTGTTCACTGTCGCCGGCATCAGCCATACCGGCGCGCCCGATCAGCTTGTCATTCGCGCCAAGTCTGCGAATCTCGTCGATACGTTCAAGCAGTTGAAAGACCGCAGCTATCATGAAACTACGCTGGGGGCGGTCATTGCCCAAGTCGCGGCAGAAAACGACTACCTCGCTGGTATCGCTGCGCATCTACAGGGCATCCCCATCCCGCATCTAGATCAGACTCACGAGAGTGACGCCGCCTTGCTGCGCCGCCTGGGCAAGAAATACGATGCAGTCGCCACGGTGAAGAATGGCATGCTGATGTTCATCTCCATCAATGAGAGTCGTAGCGCCAGCGGCAAGCCGTTGCCCCTCGTGAAGGTGATTCGCAAGCTTGGCGACCACCACAGCTATGAGCAGTCCGACAGCGACGCATACAGCGGTGTCCGTGCCTTCTGGTATGACGACAACCACGGACTGCGGCGGAGTGTCGTTGCAGGCCAGGCCGGCAACAGCAAGCGACTGCGCACCACGTATGCTACCGAAGCCGATGCGCGCGCGGCGGCTGCCGGCGACTGGCAGCGGCTGCTGCGAGGGGTTGCAACGTTCGAGCTCACGCTCGCCGAGGGCGACGTGACGATTGCGCCGCAGTCGCCGGTTTCGGTCAGTGGATTCAAGCCAGAAATCGACGCAACAGAATGGCTGTCGAAGAATGTTGAGCACAACATCAACAACAGTGGATTCACGACGCGCATCGCGTTCGAGACAAAGACTGAAGAGCCGGACACCGAGCGCGAATTGCAGCATGATCCTGACGAGGGGATTACCGGCGTTGTCGCAAACTGGAAAGACAAAGTAAGCAAGAAATCAGGTAAGCAGACAGCCGGTGCAATGAGCAATCCTAAGACGCTGCAGCACGTCTACGCGAGCAAGGCGAGCGCCAAGCGGGCGGCAAAACTCGAATGGGAAAAAATAAAGGAAATTCGGGAAATTATTGCGGAGAATGCGGAGTGAATTCCTAATTCGAAACGTATTCAAGGTGCGTGTGATGGTGGCGACTCTAGCCCCGAAATGCGATTTGTCAGTAGATGGGCGTGCGACAGTAAGGAATTGCACGCCATGTTGAGCGGCGAATGCTCGATGCGGAAACCAACTCCGAGTTTCGTATAACGATTGAACATGAATATGCGATGTCCTGCTTCGCTTTCGGTAAGATAAATTGAGGTAGTTTGCGATTCTTTCTTCACCTCGTCTGTGCTCAGAGTAAGTCCGCTCTTCTTGTAGATTTTGTTGAAAAAATCTTCCTTGTCAGCGACATAGCCGCCGGCATGCACAATCTGATGCCTGAGCTGCTCGATGAAGTTTGTTTTGAAGCGGAGAGAAATGTCGAACGCGTTCTTTGTTTCAAGGTTTGCGAATTCTGGATATAGAGCGCGCATGCGCTTCAATATTTCATCAGCCTTGTTCTTCAGTGTTGCACGGACTCGTGCGAGAAACCATTCGTAAGGCTTCCCGTCAATTTCAGAAAGTTGAACATCTCCGTAGTCTGAGCACTTCCATTTTTTGGCATCTGTGAAACCAACAAAGGCATAAGCCCGGTAGAGGAACTGCTCGTACAATTCGTATGCGTCGACCAAAAGCCATTGACATTGCTTGTTCAGGTTCTCTTTGTAGACATTCTCAATCTCGCCCGCTGAAAAATTTTTGCCCTGCGAAGGAATCAATTCTCCAGATTCCACACTCTTGAAAGCGCTTCGACGAAAATATACTGGCGTGTCATCCTCGGCGTCGCTGTCTTCACTCTTCGTAGATTCTGCGTGAGTTCGCAGAGCGGCTACCGATGTCTCGTAGGCGGTAGCTCCAAGATGCTCAACTCGTGCTATCTCGTCAAAGAAGTCCTCGAAGATATTTTCAATAGTTGTCATTTTCCGACCGGTTCCTTGCCCCTTGTTACCTTCGGAAATATTATCTTTCCGTTAGGCGCAAAATATGGATAAAGCGCATCGAAATACGCGTCGAGGAATGCGTTTATTGCAATGCGATTTTCTTTTATCGTTTTTCGCCATTTGAATTGCACCATGCCATACTCGAAACGGACTTCATCTGCATAGTCAGAGTTAAATTTCCCTAGCAAGGCGACCAATTCAAGCCGGTCAATGTGCGCGTCACTCATTCGTTTTTGGTGGACATGTCGACCTCGTGTTGATGTAATGCCGCCAAACGAGGCATGAATGGAGTCTTCTATCTCCCGAACTGTCGGTACGCCAATGGTGGAACGGAGTGAAGGTTTGTATGCGCGAATAACTCTCTGACAGTACGTTCTAAGTCGTTGCTCCAGAATGTATATTTCTTGTAGATAAGCGCCGATAAGGAATTTCAAATATGCCTCTTGCGCAATTATTTTTCGGCGCGGTGGCGGAGCTGCTATCAAGGCTGCAACAAGATCAATTGTTTCGACGGCTTCGGCAATTTCCATATAGCCGCTCAAGAGAGCGTCAAAAATTCCGTCCGTTGGTCGATCAAGACCGATTTCAGGAAATTTCTTGCGCGCTTGGTAGGCTGGTTCAATGTAGGTTCGTGCGAACGGCTGAAAATCGTTTAGAAATCTTAAGTATCCACCGAGGGGATTTTCCGTCTTTTTATCAATGGTCATTCCCTCACCTCCATACCGTTATTTCGTTCGATGCGCTGTCATCCATTTGACCTGCATTGCCGGATCGTCCGCGCCACATTCCTGCAAGCTGCCCGTCACGTTGCGGACTGTGCTGCCCGCCGAATAAGCTTTGCCGTCGAAGTAGCATTTGTTCTCGGTCAGGTGCGAAGCGCCATCGGATGAGTCGGGCATCTTGTATAGCAGCCATCCGCTAGAGCAAGCAAGAATTACGATCAGCACCCATTGAGCAAAATTGGTTTTCTGCTGACGCGCAAAATTTAAATCTTTCTCTTCGCAGCGCGCGCAATGCTCTGCATTCTGTCCGCTCGAAACGACAGCCGGCGCTTGCGGCGGTAGGGGTTTCGGCTGTGTGGCGTCTTTCGCGTCGATGATCCATTTGTCGATTAGCGCAACAGCTTCCTTGTACCTGTCGCGAGGCAGTTCGCGAATTTTCTCTATGCCAAATTCGGTAAAGATAACTCGGTAAATATCGAGTGTGTGATCGCCCGTCATCGCGGCCAAGTCTTTGACCAACTGCGAAATGCGCGACCGCTGAAAGTCGATAATCGTCGGAACTGGTGGCGGCTCTTCCTTCCCCATATTCAACGTCACAACGTTATTGAGCCTTGGCGCTTCTTTCACGTCGCCCATTACTGCTTGGCCGACGTCCCCCGTGAATTCAACTTTCTCTGACATGCCCTGCCTAACAAACATTTATTGACGTGACGCTTACTTGCTCGATTTCTTATATGCACCTTCAGCGACGAAGAACCCTTGTGCTGCACCTTTGACGGACAGCGGTACTGCTTCGACGACTGGTGAGTTTTCGTTCGTTAGAACTTTGAGTTTTTCCCCTGGGCCGGTAAGTACGCACCGCTTCGTATCGAAAAATCCTTGCAAACGTGTCTGCTCGCCAGCGGCTGCCATCTTGAAAGCAGCAAGCAGATCGTCGGGAGTGATGCAGGCCACGGTTGGGCTCACTGGCTCGATGATGTCTTCGGCTTTGAATTTTGGTGGCGCGGCAACTGCTGTCGCGCATGACAGCGCAATAACGCATGCCAGATATTTATATTTCATACTTTCCCCGGTCATGGATTGGCGCTCCGCGCGCCATCCATTGTTGCAATGTGTGCGCCAGCAATGGGCGCTCAGAAGTTGCGTATCGTGATTACGATACGCAACAAGTCGTCATTTTTTTTTGCGGCCCACGTTGATCGTCTGTGGCGCAACGATATCGCCGGCTACCTGCTGGCCGATGTCGCCGTGAATATTGATGGTCTGCTTACGTTTCGCAGGCTTCGGCGATTCGGGTTCCGCGATGCCCTCGGCGACGCCTAAGAGGCGCGCTTTGCCTTTTATGTCGAGCGCGCGAAATGCAGAAATCAGCGTCGCCTCTTCTTCGGAAAGTGTCGCCGACGAAACAACGCCAGTAATGACGTATTGCACGTCGACGCCAACTTTGGACACTGCCAAAAGGTAATTTGCGTCGGGATGGCGTTCGTCCTGCTCATAGAAAAGTTGGGCGCGGCGTTGCACGCCGCCAATCGCTCCGAAGTCTTCTTGGTTGAAGCCTAGCCTTGTTCTCTCACCCTTAAGTCGTGTTCCAATTGTTTTCATAAAGACGCAATTTTTGTTGACATGAGTCTTTTTGGACTCTATATTGACGTCATTGCTAAGTGACGTACACAAATGATATCCCATGAGCACACTCGATACAGTCCCAAATACCGAGAATGATGGTCCATCACGGCCCACTACGATCCGACTCAATCCCGACGTGCTCGCCAAAGTCGAGCGCTTCGCCAAGGAAGACCGCCGCACCCGCGCGTCCTTCATGCTCGTCATGATGTTGGACGGCTTGGCGGCATACGAAAAAAAACACGAATCAATCACCGCTTGAACAGGGGAATACCGCCATGTATCCAGACCCGAAACGCGTTCGCCAACATCGCGTAATGCTGCGTCTTGACGACTACGAGCACGCCCTCGTCGAATCGCTCGCCCACTACCAGGGCGAAGCTGTCTCGACGATCCTGCGCCAGCTTGCCTTGCGTCAGGCCGCCGCAATCCTCGCGTCAGATACAGGCGCAAGCGTATCGCACGCCGTCGCCTGATCCAAGGCAGCAATAAGCAACTTTTGAGCAACCGAAAATGCATCTGGAAGAGTCCCAGCTTACCGACGACGAGCTCGCAGTGATTGAGGCGATTCGCGTTCGCGAAGGGCTTGCAACGGCCGACCAGGCGTTCGAGTGGCTTGCAAAAACCTCGCTGCGCGAAGGCGCAAAGAAAATCACCGGCCGAGGCCGGGCGCTGTATGCAATTGAGAGGAAGCCCATAGCATGAGAGTAATCAGCATCCCTTGCCCGCATTGCCAAAGCCGCGTTCGTGCGACCAAAAGCCGCACGATGTCGAGCATGTTCAAGGAAATCACGTACATGTGCCAAAACGACGAGTGCGGTCATGTCTTCGTCGCCGGCCTCGAAGTCCTGCGCACGGTGTCGCTCTCAGCAATCCCTGCCGGCGATGTCCGCATCCCTGTATCTCAGCACGCCCGCAATGCGGCGCGAAATCAACTCGCCTTAGACCTGGCGGCGGCATGACGACTGCCAAGCAACCCGCGCCGCCGTAAGCGGCAGCAAATCCCATTTTCATTAAGTCCGACGCACGCCGCGAGGTGTGCGCGGGATTCGCTCACCCTAACGAAAGCAATCATGTCCGACGCATTCCTATATTGGTCGCCTGTGATCCGTACGTATCTGGAGGAATTTCGAGAAGTCGAGGCCGACCTTGATCGTGCGATCAGCGTCGCCGTGCGCTACAGCCGCAACGACTTGTGCGCGCTCGCTGCTGCAAAGCGTGAGGTTGGCGCGCGTATCGCCGTCGGCATTGCCTACTTAGGCGGCATGGAAGGAGCATGGTAAATGCGTGCATTGCTCCGTGCTATTCGTGGTCGCCTGCCTGCGCTCGTGATCCTAGCTCTGTTGAGTGCTCCCGCCGTGTTACCGGCCCTCGGTCTGGTGAGGGGCTGACGATGCGTGCAGCCAAGATCAAAGACCACGCGTCTTTTCATCCTGCCGTCGATTTCCTTCGCGCTCGTGATGCTGAAGTTCCGACGCCGCCGGGCGATCCGGTCGCATTGGCGACGCTTGCGGAGATAAAAGACAAGCTGCGCATTCGCCCTCGACTAGACATGACGCCCATCGTTGCACAAGCCTGGGGCGTGACCCCGCGACAAGTTCGTCGCAATGTGCTCAACCTGGCCGGCCTCGATCCGAATCGCTGGGAATCCCCAATTCATTCATTCACCAACAGCGAGCGCATCGCCATGCGCGCCGCTGCAAGCCGTGCTGTGCGTGCATACGAAAGTGTCCTAAATGTCGTCTAAGAGAATCGAAGTCCCTGCACGCAAGCTGCACGAAACATTTGTAAAGTCCGACCGGTTCACGCCGGAGCTCGCCCATATCCCCGTCAAGTGGCGCAAACGTGTCGTAGACGCCGCACTTAATAAAATGGCCTGGTCGCACTGGTGGAAAATTTATGAATCAATCGCAGTGGACTACGTGCGCGATTTTGCAAAGCAGTACGTGCCGGCAGGCGTCAACCTCTCTCAAGACGACAGCGACATTGTGGCGACCGCCGAGAAAGCAGCCGGCAACGTCGTAAAAATGCTGTGGACTGCTCAATCAGAAAAGCATGCTCTCGACATCATTGATACCGAATGCGCTGATTACGGAATTGACGCGCCGGAATTCGACGATGACCCTACCGCAGTCATTGCCCGTGCGATTGATCCGCGATGGTGGCGGCGTCAGCTTCGTAAGTGCGTAAAGCGTGCTTTCGAGGCGGGCAATATCAAGCTCGGATACGTTCACTATCGCGCAGAGCCATACGCTAGTAATGACGCCGTCCTGTCACGCATTCAGCAGAACAAGCGCAATGCGGCAGCCCTCGAAGCCAGCTTCGTTAAAAATGAAAATGGGCAGCAATTTAGCGTGGCTGAATTGGCAGAGAAGACGACCGCAAACAAAGCTATTCGACGCAGTGAGCTCATGCTGCGCATCAACGGTTTCGAGCAGATAGCGCGCGAGAACAACGATCAAGGATTGTTCGTTACTTGGACCTGCCCGTCGCGCTTCCATGCGACACGTTACGACGGCAAGCCGAACAAAAACTATGACGGCTCAACGCCCCGCGAAGCAAATCAGTATTTGGGAAAGATGACGGCGCTTTGTCGCTCGGCGCTCGCGCGGCGCGGCATTGGCCTCTATGGCTTTCGCATCGCAGAGCCGCACCATGACGGCTGCCCGCACTGGCACATGCTGTTGTTCGTCCGCCCGACTGAGACGTATAAGACTGCGCACATAACAGACGTAGCTGCCCGTGCGGTGCGAATCATGAAGCGCTATGCGTGGCGCGTCGACCGCGGCGAGCCGGGCGCATTCAAGCGTCGTCTCGACATCAAGAAAATTGATTGGAGCAAGGGCAGCGCGGCCGGCTACATCGCTAAGTACGTTGCAAAGAACATCGACGGCGTTGCCGACCACAAGACAAAGGAGGGCCATGTCGTTGCGCCGGAGAACGTCGGAGACGTCGAGCTCGTGCCGTCTGCTCGTGTCGAGGCGTGGGCCGCAGCTTGGGGTATCCGCCAGTTTCAGCAGTGGGGCGGCGCGCCGGTCACTATCTGGCGCGAACTTCGCCGCATCAAAAAAGACATGGTTGCGGATGCGCCGCCAGCAATGTTGGATGCATGGAACGCAGTGCAAAAGATTGAGGGCGAAAAGCGTGCCTGCTGGGCAAGCTATCTGCGCGTGCAAGGTGGTGCGCTCGTCAATCGCAAAGACTTGGTAATCACGCTGGCGAAAGATGAAAAGACCGTCATCGGCCGTTACGGCGAAACCCAAAAGATAACCCCGTATGGCGTGCGTTGTACCGCCCTTGTCGGGGTGGTGTTCAAGTCCGTCCGACACACATGGACGCCCGTGCAGCCCGACGCCGGCCGCGCTTCGGGTGGTGTTGGGGCTGGGGTTGCAGTTGCCGTTGCCTTCCCTTGGACTCGTGTAAATAACTGTACGGACCGCGTCGACCGATCTTCGTCGATGCCTTCATCTTTCATGTCTGAACCGGCATCGCCGCCGGTTATTTTTTCGCATGATGAAGCGACCCAGCTTCGTCATGCCTGGCTTGCGCTCGGCGCTTGCCCCTGGCCGCGTCCTGTCGTCAACGATACCCCGCCACGGCCGGCATCGGACATTACTGCCGAGGAACAGAGGAGCGTTATGGATTCGTGGGACGCGGTCAAAGCATGCCCGTGGCCTCGTCTGATCCTCAAGCCGGACGCGGTGGGCCGATCCGGCACGCCGCGCCAGATAGCCGAATGGCAATCGCAACGTGCGAGCGCCGACAACACCATTCAACCAACAAAAGAGAGCGCCCCATGACCGCATTCAGCGTTGTCGTTCGCACTGAAAAATCGTCTTTCACATACACCGCCATTGCAGCCCATTGCTGCGATGTGATCGCCAGCGCCGTCGATCAGTTCGGTGTGTGTTCCGTCACGGCCGTACCGGAGAAAATCTAAATGAATCTGTTACAAGCAAACACCAGCACAACCGCTATCAAACGTGACTTCGTCGCTCTGCCACCGGCAATCGGTGATCGCATTACATTCATAACTTCCGACGACGGCGAACTCACCGGCTACATCGCCGCATTCCGCCCGCACCTGGGAAATGGCGAGCTCTTTGCCTGGGTTGAGCTCGATCATCAGTGGCCTGGCATGTTCCGCGGCGTGCCCCTCCGTGACATCGAAAGCGCCGACGGTTTCGGTCGTGGTCTTTACCTCCGTAGGTCGCTGGTGACGGGAAACCACAAAGGTGCCGGACAGCGCTACCTCTGCGATTTTTCTACTGTGGCGGCATCCTCTGCCGGTAGAGCATGCTTCGATATCTGACAATTCCCAAATTCTCCATCGAATCCGGCTACACCGAGGATGCGATCCGAACAAAGATTCGCGATGGCATCTGGCCGGAGGAAAAAGTGTGGATTAAAGCACCTGACAACCGAATATTGATTGATGTAAAGGGGTATGAAGAATGGGTAGAGACGGGAGAGGTATTAAAGCCGCCTCGGAAACGAGTATCGAAATCACGTTTATGTTCCGTGGCGTCCGCTGCCGTGAGCGGATTCCACTCAAGCCCACAGCCGCTAACCTGAAGCGGGCGGAAACGCATAGGTCGGCCATCGTCTATGCAATCAGTACAGGTACGTTTGATTATCGAACGACCTTCCCCGACTCGCCGCGCGCGATGCAATTTGCGGAGCGTCAGGGCGAGGTAGAGACACTTGCCGATTATCTGGACAAATGGCTTACTCGCCAGCAAAAGCACGTTAAAACCAGCACATACAACGGATATCGCAAGATTGTCCTTCACCAGTTGATTCCCTGGTTCGGCACGAAGAGACTTGTGGAAATTCGAAAGCGGACGATTCGCGAGCGCTTGGAAAAGCATGTCGCGTCAAATAAGACGCTCTCGAATATCCAAAGCGTGCTGCGAAAGGCATTGGATGATGCCGTCGATGATGAAATCGTCGAGACAAATCCCCTCGCAGGTTGGTGCTATAAGAATCGCGAAGCACCGAAAGCTGATGACGAAATTGACCCTTTTTCAATTGACGAACAGTCTCGCATCCTTGCGCAACTCACCGGGCAGGGGCGCAATGTTATTCAGTTCGCGCTTTGGACGGGCCTTCGAACTTCGGAATTTGTGGCGCTTAACTGGACGGATGTCGACTTGATTCGAGGTGTGATCAAGGTCAGCAAGGCGCTCACACAACATTCGGATGAACCAGAGAGCCCGAAGACAAGTGCAGGAGCCCGTGAGGTAAAACTGTTGCCGGCCGCCTTGCTGGCACTTGAGAATCAAAAGGCTTACACCTGGCTCAAGGGCGAGGAGATTTTCCAGAACCCGAACACAAGTCAGAGGTGGACCGGAGACCAGCCGATCAGAAAAACACTATGGGCATACGCATTGAAACGTGCCGGCGTTAGATATCGCAAACCATATCAGACGCGTCACACCTATGCCTCGATGATGCTCACGGCCGGTGAACATCCAATGTGGGTTGCAAAACAAATGGGGCATGCTGATTGGACGATGATTGCGCGCGTGTATGGCCGATGGATGCCTGACGCTGACCCGACGGCGGGAAATAAGGCAGCCCTCAAATTTGGAAATGGCGCTGAACCTGCCGTCGAGTCTGCGTAA